ATCGGGGCAGCTTTACTTACCTGGTTGCCCAGTTAGCCGTTGAGCTAAAGATTAGCCCCGATCAGGTGCTAGCGATGGATGAACGTATGTTCAAGGCAGTACTACAAGTGTTAGGCGATAGAGCGAAGGAGATACGAAATGCCAGTAAGCGTAAAGGGCGGCATTGAGTTACGTAAAGCGCTCAAAAAATTTACACCTGATTTAGCTAAAGAAACTCAAAAAGAAATAGGGCGCTTGCTTAAACCTATCACACAAAAGGCACGTGGCTTCATACCTGCTAGCGCTCCTTTATCAGGCTGGAGCAAAGATTCGATAGATGGCAAGTTTCCACAATGGAGCAGCAGCGATGCTAAGCGCGGTATTGGTTACAAGACAACACCTAGTAAGCCTAATCGTCAGGGATGGCGATCCTTAGCACGTATTGTAAATGCAAGTGCTGCGGGCAGTATTTATGAAACTGCAGGCCGTGTGAATCCTAATGGGCGTGAACAAAATGCCTATGCAAAATTTTCACCTAGAAGCGAAAACTACGGTAAGAAAATCAGGGAAACTGATAGAAAGAAATCACGCAGTAATAACCCGATGGCTGGCAAACAATTTATAGATGCACTTAATGCAACTGGTCAATTAGTAGATGCAAGATCAGGTGATAGCCGTGGCAATATGCGAGGACGTGCCATATTTCGCGCATGGAAAGAGGATGGCGGCAAGACACAAGCGGCAGTACTTAAAGCAATAGAGGCATCACGCGATAAATTCAATAAGGCAGTAGGTGCTAACTAATGGCCGATGCATCAATTAAGATTGATTTAGCCGCCGAATTTACAGGTAAGAAGGCTTTTAGTAATGCAGAAAAGGCTACACAAAAACTTACTAATGGAGTAAAGAGTTTAGCAGGGGCCTTTGGCTTAGCCTTTGGTACACGCGCTTTGGTCAATTACAGCAAGAAGGCTGTTAACGCATTTGCCGCGGATGAAAAGGCCGCACGATCTTTAGCGCTGCAACTAAAGAATACGGGCAACGCGTTTGCTGCTCCACAGGTAGAGGCATTTATTGCTAACTTGCAAAAGACTACGGGCGTACTTGATGACAATTTAAGGCCTGCCTTTCAGTCAATTCTTACAGCAACACAGGATGTAGCACTGTCGCAAAAGGCTTTAGGTTTAGCGCTAGATATAAGTGCAGGCACAGGTAAAGATTTAGGTGCAGTCTCTATTGCCCTGGCCAAGGGTTTTACGGGACAAACTACAGCGCTTAGCCGCTTAGGTGCAGGGTTAGATAAAGCAACACTGGCCAGTGGTGACATGGACAAGATCACCACAATACTCAGTAACAAATTTAGAGGGCAAGCGCTAGAGGCTGTCAAAGGTTATGCAGGGCAGATGGCTTTGCTGCAAGTGGCATCAGCTAATAGCGCTGAGATTATTGGTGAAGGCTTATTAGATGCTATTACGTCATTAGGTGAGGACAACAGCGTTGCAGACCTTGCTAGCAATATGGAAAGCGTAGCCACACAGACTGCGAACGTTATACGCGGTATTGGCGTATTGGTTGCAAAAATAAAATCTATACCTGGCTTTGCAACTTTATCTAAATTAGTTGGTGAAACATCTTTAGTAGGCCAAGCCGTTGGCGCTTTAGGAAAATTAGGAGCTAGTACAAAGCCTAAAGGTTATGGCAGCTCTAATACTTTAGATAATTTTATTGCTATGGGCGGCGTAATAAAGAAAAACACGGTTGCTTTCAAGGCTAATACAGCATCAGTAAAGGCCAAGACTGAGCTAGATAAATTAGGCGCTAAGTTTGACCTTGAACGTATAGGACTTTATGCAGCTCTAGCTACAGCTACAAGCGAGGAGGAAAAGGCTCGCATCCGTGCCAAGATAGCAATAGTGGAGCAAAACGAGGCTGGCGCTAAAGCCATGAACAAACTCAGTGACTCAGTTTATTTGGCTGCATCAGAATTATACAATTTTGCTTACGGCACTCAGGCTTTACTCAAAGGTTACAACTTTCCACTGCCTACAACTGTCAGCCCTGGTGAGCCTGGCTTTATAGGTCCAACACTAGGCATGGGTCCAACCAACCTGCCTACAACTATTGCAGGTGGCAGTGCTGAGGTATTCAATGCTATTAGCGGTACATATCAACCTCAGGGTATGGCTAATCAATTTGTAGCCAATGTGACTGTAAGCGCTGGCACGATTACTAATGAGCAGGGCGTGGTAGATGTAGTGCAGCAAGCCCTACAAGAAATCAACGCTAGAGGCTGGTCACAATTCAAGACTGGCGGTCTGGTCGCATTATGACAATTCCAGTAATCAACGCGATTATCAACTTTAGTACAGGGCCTGCATTTGCACAGGCCATGATTATTGACCAAGGCATATTAGGCACTAACGTATTTGCAGATACAGCCGCCGTTATCGTGGACGTATCTAACCAAGTGGACACTATCTCAACTAGTCGAGGCCGTAACGCAGCTAGCGATGTATTCCAGACTGGCACGATGAGCCTACGTATCGTTGATGAAAATGGAGATTTCAACCCACAGAATACGGCAGGGCCTTATTACAACCTGCTTAGCCCGATGCGTAAGGTGCAGATAACAGCTACCTATGACGGCGTTACCTATCCAATTTTTAGCGGCTTCATTACTGGCTATAACACGGTGACACCACGTAATGCAGGTGAATTGGCTTATACAACTATTACGGCAGTAGATGCCTTACGCCTTGCACAAAATGCACAGATTTCTACGGTGACAGGTGCAACGGCAGGTGACCTAAGTGGCACACGCATCAATGAAATTTTAGATCAGATAGCTTGGCCAGCAACTATGCGCGATGTAGATGCAGGCCTTACAACTATGCAGGCAGACCCTGGCACTGCTCGTACGGCGCTAGCAGCGATGCAGACCGTAACTACGAGTGAGTACGGGGCGCTCTATGTCAATGCCTCAGGCTCGTTTGTATTTCAAGATCGTACGGTAACTGTTAGCTCAGTGGCCAATACGCCTACAGTATTCAATGATGATGGCACAGATATTGCCTATAGCAACGCTGTATGGAAGCTAGATGATACGCTGATATTCAACTCAGCCAGCATTACAGCTACAGGCCTTGCCACACAGACTGCTACCAATGCTACAAGTATTGCCAAGTACTTTATCCACAGCTATAACCAACAAAATCTGCTCATGCAGACTACAGCCGTGGCCCTAGATTATGCCCTTGCCTACGTGGCCAGCCGCCAAGAGACAACCATACGTTGCGATCTACTAGAGCTAGACCTTTACACAGATAACTATGACCTAGGCATAAAGGCAGCCCTGGGCTTAGATTTCTTTGACAACGTAACTGTTACAACTAACCAGCCAGGGGTATCAACCATTACTAAGACATTACAAGTATTTGGCGTGTCCATGTATATAAGACCTAATAACTGGAAGGTTTCATTTACTACACTAGAGCCCATCATTGACGGCTTTATTATCGGATCAACGTTATACGGCGTACTCGGTACGAACGTGTTTAGTTACTAAGGAGATAAAATGCCAACATGGCCAGCAGTTACGGGTGACGTAGTTACCTCAACATTATGGAATGGGCTACCTGCCTTTACCTTGAACACAACAGCCACTACTGACTACACGGCAGTACTTGCCGATAGTTACCAAGTCTTGCAACAAATGAACAAGGCAACAGCTATAGCCTTTAAGATTCCTACTAACGCATCCGTGGCTATTCCTGTCGGATCAGTTATTACTGTGCTAAACATTGGCGCTGGTACTTGCACAATTTCAGCGGTAACTAGCGGTACTACTACCGTACTTAGCGCTGGCGCAGTTGCAGCAGCTCCTACCCTTGGCCAGTACAAGAGTGCCGCCTGCATCAAGGTAGCAACTGATACATGGTATGTAGTCGGGGCTATTGCATAATGCTCAATATTGTCAGCAGTATTTTAGCGCCTCAGGTCCCCACGCCTGTAAATGACTATGAGTCTATTGCTACAACTACGCTAGGTACCACTGCATCAAGCGTTACTTTTAGTTCTATTGCTGCTACTTATACACATTTACAAATACGCTGCATGGCTTTGCTATCAGCCTCAGATAATGACTACAGGTTACAATTTAATGGAGATACTGCCGCCAATTATTCACGGCACTTCTTATATGGAGATGGAACAACTGTTGCTTCATCAGGAACGGCAAATGAGACAAAGATATTAGTGGGATATAACGCCGCTACATATACAAATGCAACAGCATCTATTATAGATATTTTAGATTATGCTAATACTAATAAATATAAAACAGTTCGTTCCCTTGCTGGTGCAGATAAAAATGGTGGTGGATATATGTTTCTTATGTCTGGTAACTGGCGCAATACTGCTGCGGTAACTTCTATAACACTTGCACCTGCTGCTGGTACTTTCAATCAATACTCATCATTTGCACTCTACGGGATAAAGGGATAGCCATGGCAGCAGGATCAACTTATACACCAATAGCGACAACAACATTAGGCAGCGCTACTGCATCCGTAACTTTTAGCAGTCTTGGCTCATATACTGATTTAGTCCTAGTTATGGCGGTTCAACCGACTAACAACGGCGAAAATATAAATTTGCAATTCAATACTGATACGGGTGCTAATTACTCAGATACTCAACTTACAGGCACTGGCACAACTGCTACATCATCAAGACGCAGCGCAACTACTTATTTACGCACTACAGACAATTTGCCTAACACCACTTCATTTAGCACTGTAATTGTAAATATAATGAATTACTCAAATAGCACCACTTACAAAACCGTATTATCTCGCGGTGGTAATGCTGCTACTTGGGTAACAACTAACGTAGGTTTATGGCGTAATACTGCTGCAATCACATCTGTCAAAGTCTTTGCTAGTGATGCATCTAGCAACATGAATAGTGGCTCAACCTTTACACTCTATGGAATCGCGGCTGCATAATGCCAAATACATATGTCAAAATTGCAAGCGTGGCTGTCGGTTCTGGTGGATCCAGCAGCATGTCTTTTACTAGCATTCCACAGACTTACACCGATTTAGTGGTGCTTGGCTCTACTAGATCCACCACAACCGACGCGCCATTATGTTACAGACTCAACAGCACTACATCAGGCTACACTGGCAGATATGTATGCGGATTAGGTACAACAACAGAATCATCAACGCTAACAACTCTGACCGCTGGCGCAGGTGGCACATGGGGCAGAGCTGCAAATGTGGGTAATTGTGTGTCAAGTGATACAGCTAATACTTTTGCCAGTTGGACTATGTATATTCCTAACTACACATCAGCAAATAACAAATCATTATCGTTAGATGTTGTAACAGAAAATAATGCAACTGCGGCCTATCCAGAATTAGATGCTTTGCTTTGGTCTAATACCGCCGCCATTACTACGGTGGCCTTTGCAGTCTATAACCTTGGCGCTTTTGCACAGTATTCAACAGCAACCCTTTACGGCATACTGAAATCATAAGGAGATAAAAATGGCAGATAAAAAAATAATCGTAAATTGTGAAACAGGCGAGGTAACAGAGCTTGATCTAACAGCCGATGAAATAGCACAGCGCGAGGCTGATGCTCAGGCAGCGGTACAAGCTAAGGCTGAGGCCGATGCAGATGCTGCAGCTAAAGCAACGGCTAAGGCTGCACTGTTATCTAAACTTGGAATTACAGCCGACGAAGCGGCCCTACTACTGGCATGAGTGAGACAAGTTTCAACGGCTGGCCTGCATCAAAGGACCGTGCAGCGATTGGCATAAAGTCTTACACAGTGCCAGGTACTACGGTAAAGCTTGCATGCGCTGAAAAAGTAGCGCCATTACTAATTGCATTTGCTGCAGACTTTCACAAGCTAATAGAGCCCATAGATGGCACAGGTGATGACTGGGGCTACTGCTATCGCATGATACGCGGTAGTACTGACAAACTCAGTAACCATTCATCAGGCACAGCACTTGATCTCAATGCTACTAAGCATCCACTAGGTAAAGCAGGCACGTTTGACGCAGCTAAAGTGCCAATGATTCAGGCCCTGGCTAAGAAGTACGGCCTAAAATGGGGCGGCGATTAT